ACACCTAGCATGATATATTGAATAATTGTTTATACAAATATATTCAACACACCTCTGTCTAAACAATCTTAATATTTCGTAGTCATCCATTATATCGGTAATGTTGCAACCTTCGGAAGATAGTTAAGGTTTCGTGCATCTACCTCAACCTTCTCTTTCAAAGATTTAGTTATCAAGGGTTTAATCATCTCTGGTTCTAACTGATACTTTTCGCAGTAATCTAATAGTGCGTCCATATAAGTTCCACCAGACTCTTTCACCGTTTTCTCTATTGCGATAGAGAACTTTTTAGGTGTCATTAATTTTTCTTCTACTTCTTCCATCATACCTCACATTGGTTTATTGATTGCAAAGGATATACTATACCTTCTTTCGTCATTTGTCAAGGGTGTTACCATATGCATTAACCACACTGGAAAAAGCACCAGTAATGATTCTCTAGGTTTCACCATTATTTCACTTCCATAAAATTCTCTATCATCAAACTCTGTAAGGACTAATCCCTTTTCAACTCTTGCATTATCAAATATAACTAATGCACCGTCAATATTTGGTTGAAATCCAAGTAGGATATATTCGTCTTCATTAAATTCATCTAAATTTTCATCACCTTGCATACCTTTTGGATAGTATACCCCACTCCAAAGGGTTTTACCACTACCATGTAAATGTGGTCTGGAATATCCACCAGCACCTAAAATACAGTTTGCCCAAAGGTTTTCAGTTCTGTGTGAATATGCAGCTTCTTTTGTTACACCACTTTCGTGAAGTATTGGTTTAATTGCATCATCAATATATAATCTTAGTTCTTCAAAACTACTATATCGTGACTCTATTTTTGTATGAGACTGCCATGACATTTGATTCTTTTTAAAGGTACGATTTTTACCTTCACTTTGCATCATTTCAGTTTCAATATCTTCAATTAATCGTTTATTTAAATCACGATTACCTTCACCAAAATTAACATATCCAAGTGGTGATGGGAATATAGGTCTGAACTTAATGTCAGACATTACTCATGTTCTCCACCTACATCATTGGGGTCTAACTTAATTTTCTTTCCATTATAATACATATGTCTACTACGACTTGGTGTATGATATCCATCTCTAATAAAGAATGAAGGTCTACGTTTCGCAGTTTCAAATGTTCCTACAGTAACTACAATAGCAGCGATAATAAACAAGTGTGCGATTGTAGAAATACCAAACGCCCAGATACTTCCCATCCACAACGCAAAAGTAGTTGCCCACATCCACGCAAGAATTTGTAGAACCATATGTCTGGTCTGTAAATCTGGAATATGTCTCAGAGGATTTTTCTCTGCGTTCATAACACTATTCCAACTTTCATATACAAATTGTCTCATTCTGTACTCCACATAAAATTAAGTGGTGGTGTTTCTGTTTCCAAGTACACCACCGAAACTCAGTACGATTAGGCTGCGAGAGCGTAATCTACAGGCGCAAAGTTATCGTTTGCACTTACGGTTTTTGACCATTAACGGAGTCATCCGATAGTCCTACTCTCATCTCTGTCCGTCAGTCTATCCTATTTCACCCCCATCATAACTACTCTCATGCAGTGATTCAATATCTCATCTAAGAGTAGTTATGGTGGAGGTGGAGGGTACTGCCCCCTCGTCCTGCCCGTCTTTTGACTTGTATCAACAGACTATGATTTATTTATACCAGACTACTCTTCAATTGTCAAGTTTAATTTAGCTCTATTTGCAAGATGTTCTTCTGCAATCTCTTCTTTAGATTGACCATAGTAACGAACTGCGTGGTGGTTATCTACCAAGAGTTGGTTGATGTTGTGAGTATCTCCATACCAAAGTTCGCCCAGAATACGACCATACTTACCCTTACCATCCTTAAATGTTTTCAGAACAAGATGACCAGCATTTGTCCATTTAACTAGAAATTCGGTTGCAGCTTTTCCATAAACTTTTTCTACTTTGTCGGAAGTTCTTGATTCTGGTGTATCAATTCCATACATACGAATACGTTGATTTCGCATCCAAACACCAAATCCCAAGTCAATGTCTACATCAACTGTATCTCCATCAACAACTCTGACCATTTTACATTTATATTCGTACATTTAATGCTCCCATGTGATGTTGGTTTTTTGTTTTGGTGGTTCGTTGAAAGTAAAATTATTACCACCACCAATAATACAGACTATTTCTGGACTAATAACTTCTACAACACTAAAAGTTTTAGTCTCTAGATTTACTGCAACAATTACTTGAGTTTTGATGAATTGTTTTCCATCTGTTGCAGCTGAAATACCGTCAGCAGTGAACCAAGGTTTTTCACCAAACTTCCCATCAACAATTGCTAACATTTGTTCCATATTCATACAAGACACTGGTTTCTGTGAATTGTAGTTTTGTTTTTCATGTTCTGCATATGCACTTGTTGTTAGAACAAGTGATAGAACCAATGCACTAAATATCTTTTTCATTTACACCACCGTATGTCTGTCCTATTTCTCTCATAATATCTTCGTTTACACAATTCAACTTTGTAGGCAATATTTCACCCTTATATGCTTGAACTGATTTTCTGAAAAGATTAATCTGATTGTTTCTTGCAAATGTCATACATTCTTCGTACTCACTAAACTGCAAGTAAGGTATCCACAGAGGTGTCTCTTCTTTTCCTACAGCATTAAGCTGCGTTGTCATTACTATTATTATGAACCACTTCATTTTCTTCTTTTTCCCAATGAGTTGTGAAATCGTCAATGGTTTCTACTAGTAGTGGTAAGTAGTCATGTTTAGTCTTTATGAATTCTTGGACGATTCCGTCTTCTGTTACAACTAGAATTACAATCTGATTGATTTCAATTCCAGTTCGTTCTTCAAACATCTCGGCATATGCAGATGCCTGAATATAGTAAGACTCGTTCCAATCATCATTTCGTTCTTTAGTAGAAGTTTTGAAGTCAATGATAGAAGGTACTCCATTGTATTCACCAATACAATCAACTCGTCCTGCTACCTTATATTTATCGGAGTATAGACCACACTCTTGTGCATAGATGTTATCTACTTTTTCACTAAGTACTGGTTTGATTTGACTAAAGAGAACATAAGGAAGAAAGTTTTTCTTGTGTTCAGCCCATTTTTCTGGGTAATCAGATTCCATATTGTTTAGGAAATCTTCACACATATGGTGAACCTTAGTTCCTCTATGTGCAGCTGTCCTTGCAATATAGTTTGCAACATCATCACCAACTTTCTTTCTCCATTCCATAAGACCTTCCATTTTACGTCTTTGTAAAACAGTGGTAATAGAAGGATAAAGTTTACCCTCTGGAGTTAGATAGAATCTTTTGCGATTGACGTTTTTAGTAGAGAGTTCTGGTATCTCTACTGGTTTGTGTGTAAACATAATATATCCTCACGATTTGATTTTTACCATAATAACAAACTCAAACCAGTTTGTCAAGTCAAATAAGTTTTAGTGCAGCTTCTGTAGTTTCGTTAACTCTTCTAGTCCAACCACGACCAAAAGTTTTGAAGTGTTTCAACTTCTCATAATACTTTTGTCTGTCCGATTGATATGTTTTGACAACATCTTCAATACCATGTTTGTCAACATATTCATCAATCTTTTTAAGTGAGTTTGGGCCGATACCACCATCAACTGCTGTACCAACAATTTTCTGAATAAACTTTGCAGCTCTTCCAGTTCCAGCATTTACCCCAAAATCAAAAATGCAAAGTGCTAGCGCTGGGTGAAGTGCATCACCTTTTACTCTATCCCAATATTCAGTTTTGTAGATAGGTGCAACATCTAAGACTTCTAAATCTCTCATGGATTTTGGTCTTAGACCATTCTTTTTACAATACGCTTCGTAAACTTTCTTAGTTACACCTAAGTTTGTTTCGCCGCCTGGGTCATCTGGATGGTCTACATAGCCGCCTTCATGATGTAGAATCATCTCTAAACAACGATTGTATTCTTTGTTTATCATTTACCTTGTCCTCTATATTTTTTATAACTTCGTCTTTTATGTTTATTCATTGTAGAAGTTATAGGTTTCTTTCCCATTGAAGTTCCTTTCTTCACTGGTTCATGAACTGAAGCGTTTGAAAACATTTTAGCCATTATACTTCAACTCCTTTCTTTGTCTTACTGATTAGATAACTTCGTACCAAACCAGACCGAACAATATCACCAATATTAAATTCTACAGATGCAAATTCATCCATCTCTGCAATGATATCCATAAATCTAGGCATACCATCTTTATCTGAATTTTTTACTAAATCAGATTGGAAGAAATCACCAGAGAAAATAATTTTGGAATCTTGACCAACTCTTGTCATGATTGTATCTAGTTCATGAAAGTTCAAGTTCTGACATTCATCAACTATAATAATAGAGTTGTCTAATGTAATACCTCGCAAATATGATGTTGTTAAAAACATTACAGAACCTTGTGCTTTTAGTCTATCATACAACATTGTAAATGCTTGGTCACTAGGTTGTTCAAACATAAACTGCACCATGTTCTGATATGGAATCTGATACAATGCAGTTTTGTCTTCTTCATCGCCTGGCAAGAAACCAATCTCTCTTGTAGGTACTGCACTACGAATTAAGTAAACACACTCATATGGTGTACTTGGGTCTAATACTTTTTCAAGTGCGAGATACAAGGAAATAAAAGTCTTTCCAGTACCAGCGGCTCCATGAAGGAATAATTCTTTATTATCTTTTTTCCATGCCTCAAAGGCAACTTTTTGATTATCTGTGATGGGTTTAATAGTTACCAAATCATCAATTTTTACGTCTTGTTTTTTCGCCATTACAAATCCTTCAGAATTTTATGTTTCTTTAATACTTGTCTAGTATTTATATCCTTTGTGGATTTCTTTCCATAACGTCTTGCAAGTGGACTGCCTGGGTGAGCTTCTGCAATTCTTGACATATTATCTCCCCAACCACTATCATTTTTAATACCACCAACGCCACCTACAATAGATACAAGTGACGGTAGTTGTACAATATGGTCATTCTCTTTTAAGAACTCTTCTTTACCAGAGATAGAGAAGAACTCATCCCATTCTTCTCCAGTGTCATTATTTCTAAAACTATAAGTTGGCATCTTCAATCTTCTTTTTTAATTTTTCAATTTCTTCTGCTTGTTCTTTGATACGAATCATTAACTTATGGTTCTGTGCTTGCATCTCTGCAATATCTCTCATGAACAAATCTTCCTTAGACAAATGGGGTTTCTCTGTCCATGCACTTAATTGACCATCTTTAGTTATATCATCCATAGGGTCATCTTGTTCCATTTTTCTCTCTTGTCTTAACTTCCATAGCATCCAATCATAGTACCGTTCTGGTTCTGGGTCATATTCTTGTACCATAGTGGAGCTCCTCTTTCTTTCCAAGTTGCGAACCTTCTTTTTGCAACAACATAAAAATTACGATATGCTTGTACTGTATCACCTTCTACCATACACTGTGGAAACTCTTTCATAGCCTGTGGCACTGGTGTAGTCTTTCCTAAACTAGGCATATTCTTTGGTGGTTCTCGTAATATCCACCAATAATCTTTTGCACCATGTTCTTTACCATACCTATATGTATACTCCTCACAAATGAGTTTGTAGTAAGTAAACATTAACATATAGTTTTCGGTACATTCTCTTAACCAAATATTAGTCGGATGATTCACATGACCAGCAAGATACAGATGTTTGTTCATCTTACGGTCTGGGTGTTTCCACCTTTTAATTCTTGCACCATTCTTAGTTCTATCAATATACATTTCACCATCAAGAACTCTATGTGCAGTACATAACATCTGTTTGTACTCTGTGGGCATCTTGACTATGTGTTTATCACAGTGATACTCAATAGATGTCCAAGGGTCTTCATCTAAGTAAAAAAAGTTCATAACATTCTTATCCTATGTAAAGTGTCTAATACTTTCTCTTCGGTTGCATAACCGATTACATCATCAGTAATAGGTGTACT